AGCATATCTCTCACATAGTTTAATCATCATACGTGCTAGAGTATTAGTAATTTGTCCAGCATCTTTATCAAAATGTCCAGTATCTAACGGACCCTTCCAATGACTCTTACCTACACACTCAATCTCGTTTCCCTCGTTAAATTTCATATGTTGAAATGGCGGAAAATTAACTTTGTCATGCCGATCTGCTGTGCTCTTTGGATTCTTTTTTCGAATACCATTTAACGGGATGTGATCGAACGACATGATTCTAAAAACTAGCTCTTCTTTGGTAATCTTCTTGTAGTCAACTTCGCAATCTGCTTGTTTGACTTTTTCACCAGCTTTCTTACGAGTAGCATAATCCAAATCACCTAGTCTTTTAGCCTTATTACGTTTGGCTTCGGCTATTGTGCGGATGTTAATCTTGTCTACGCTAGGTAAGATAATATCGTATTGATGGTATTCTGGCTTGGTAAAGGAGCAATAAGAACTCTTGCTCCGGTGTATTTCTGCCAACATATCCTTGTTGTTTAAGTAATTGACTTTTGTAGCCATAGATTAATCCTCTTTTGTATATTATAAACTATGCAGTTAATTTTGTCAAATAAATAGAGTATCAGGAGATCCATATGGGACTATTCGATTCAGCGGCAGGATTTACTTCTAAAATTGGCGCCGCAAACGCAACATTTGGCGCCATCGGCGGCGCCGCAAGTGTAGGTAAGAACCTTAGTTCTGCACTTGACCTAGCCAAGGGTGGAGACATTATGAAAGGCATTAGAAGCCTTAATTTGCCCGCGGCTGGCGAGCTTATTGGTAATGTCATGGCAGCAGTATCATTATTTGATAGCGCAGAAAATGATGCAGATTGGCGTGTTCGTCTTAGCATTCCAACATGGCCGGCATTTAGCTCAAGTCCTGTATTAAAGCCGCTTAAAGATGCAGGCGGCCTAGTGTTTCCATTTACTCCATCGATTAATATTCAATCTGATGCAAAATACACCGCCGTGCATCCTACACATTCAAATTTTGCGTTTCAAACTTATGAAAACAGTAAGCCTGGCAATATTACTATTACGGCACCGTTCTATGTTGAAGACGCAAATCAAGCACTGTATTGGATTGCAGCGATACATTATTTACGATCTGTAACCAAAATGTTCACAGGTCGTGATTTTATTGCAGGTAATCCTCCACCGTTAGTGTTACTNAACGGATATGGTAACTATGTTTTTAAAAATATCCCTGTTGTAATTACAAAGTTCTCAGTTCAACTTGACGACAAGTGTGATTATATTGCAGCACCTGTTGTCGGCAGTGGCATGGGACAAATCGAAGGAGCAGCTGATGCCATTGGCGGCCTAGCTGGATCCATAGGCGGTGCATTCGGCGGTGCATTCGGCGGTGCACTGGGATCAGTTACTTCGGCTGTAGGTAACCTTGCAGGTGGCGTTGCTAACGTATCTAGCCTGTTAGGCGGATTTGGCATCGGTGGAAGTGTTGCTGGTGGCAACTCGTATGTGCCAACTAAGAGTTCAATTGTTGTAACATGCGAGCCTGCATACTCAAGAAATAGTGCTAGAACATTTAGTTTACAAAACTTTGTTCAAGGCGGATACATGAACGGCAAACCTGGATATATTTAATATGACAACATATAGTGCATCAAGCCCATGGGCAAAAACAACTGTTACAAAAAATTATCTAGACGTCTTGTCAATTAGACCAGTTAGTTCTGAGCCTGATGATTTTTTATACACTATTGAGGCGCAGTATGCTAACCGACCCGACTTGTTAGCATACGACTTATACGACAATGCAGCATTGTGGTGGGTTTTCACTCAACGAAACCTCGATACAATTCAGGATCCTATATTTGACTTTGTCCCAGGGACACAAATTTATATTCCAAAAAGAAGTAGTTTATTTTCAGTGTTAGGATTATAACATGGCATTTGATTTTGGGTCCGCAGCGACCAATGCAGTTAGTAGTGTTAAAAATGTATTCTCGTCATCCGGGCCTGCATCTGGCCTTGCCGGGTCAATAAAAGACGCCGCCGGTGCAATCTCTGGTGCAATCGGTATTGGTGCATCTTTGCTGGCAGCATTTAATAAAAATTTAGTTAGCTTTTCTAGTAATCTTCCTGAACCAAATATACTGCACAACTATGCAACTTATAACTACATCTTAGGGTTAGGAGTATTGTCTCCTAATGAAGTTAATTTTCCCGACTCAACTTATCTAGCAGGTAATACACCTAAGTTAATTTTAAAAGCCGGCAGCGCAGATCCTAACAACAGAGTTCAAACTCCGTATGGAAAATTTGAATTTTTTATGACTGAGTTAACATTTGAAGGGTATGTTGGTAACTCAAGAAAAACTGGCAATACTAATGCTACTAATATTCAGTTTAAAATTGTAGAGCCGTATAGCATGGGCTTGTTCATGACAAGTATGCAACAGGCTGCATTTGAATTAGGATATACTAATTTTAGAGATGCTCCGTTTCTTATTACAATTGAATTTAAAGGAAATACACAACAAGGTATTCCACAAACAATTCCCGGAACTGCCAGGTATTTGCCTATCAAGATTCAAAACATTAGTATGAATGTTACGGGCGCAGGCAGCACATATTCTGTTTCTGCATTTGCATGGAATGATCAGTCACATAGTAAGACTGTGGCTGCATTAAAGAGCGATGTAACTGTTACAGGTAAGACAGTTCAAGAAATGCTTCAAACAGGCGAAAACAGCTTGCAAGCCGCTCTGAACAAACGATCAAAGCAGCAAGAAAAAGACCAAGGTATCAAGCAAGCTGACGAGTATTTGATTATTTTTCCAAACGAAATTGCATCGGCTGCTGGTAATAGTTCAGGTGGCGAGAAAGCAGAAAACACATCTGGTGCAACTAAGCCACCGGCAGGCGCAGCTAACAGCGATTTATTTAAAAAATTAGGAGTTGCACAAAGTTCTAAAAATAAGACGCTAGTTCAAAACGATGGAGAATGCAATGCCATCGGCAAAGCAAAAATGGGATATGACCTATCACGCCGCGGCGATGCACCTATGGGCAAAGTATCAGAAGTATACGATCCAAAGAAGGAAGTAATGGTTAGGGCTAATCAAAAAATTGATCCAGCTGTTACTGATTTTAAATTTCCGCAAAATAGCGACATTGCGTCAAGCATTAACAATGTAATATTAAACAGTGAGTTTGCAATTAAAGCATTAGATGCCAGCACTCCGTTGTCTGATACAGGTATGCGTGACTGGTGGAGAATTGAAACTCAAACTTATACAATTAGTTCTACCCCTGATCCGGTAACAGGTAAGGCGCCCTTGCTACATGTATACAGAGTTGTGCCATACAAGGCTCATTCTAGCAGAATGACACCACCTAACGTTGCCGCCCCTGGGTTTGATCAACTAAAGAAACAAGCAGTTAAAGAATACAATTATATCTATACAGGTAAAAATGTAGATGTTATTAGATTTAATATTGATATTGCAAACGGGTTCCAACAAATGATGACAGCAGACGGCGGAACTCGAAACGCCGATGTTCAACTACAAGATGATAATGCAGTAGGGTCAGAAGATAGCGGAACAGTTAAACAACCAGAAGGGACTACTCCTCCTAAACCAGGAGAAGGATTACCTGCGCAAGTATCTTATAGTAAGACTAAAACTACAACAGACGGCAAAGGCGGCGGCGGCACAGAAACTGCCGGAGTCCGAGTTGCTAAACTATTTCACGATGCATTGATTAATGGCAAAGATTTACAAAACTTAGAATTAGAAATTGTTGGTGATCCGTATTTCTTATTCACTAGCGGATTAGGCAATTACACGGCAGCATCGAGCAACTATTCTAACTTAAATGCTGAAGGAACAGTTGATTATCAAACAGGTGAAGTTGACTGTGTGGTTAACTTTAGAACACCTATTGATATTAATCAAGCAACTGGATTATATGACTTTGGTAATACTGTAGCAGTCCAACAGTTTAGCGGTTTATACAAATTAACTACTGTAAAAAATTCTTTCAAAAGTGGACAATTTACACAAACGTTAAATGGTTTTAGACGATACGGCCAAGAAAATAAAAATCCTGCAGATCCGTCAAAGTTAATTACATCAACAGAAAACACACCGGAAGTTTCAGACTATTCTGACGCACCGGCTGAGCTAAGAACTCCACAAGAAATTCAAGCTAGCAAAGACCTCGGTGACTTTGCAGGATAATAAAGGTAACTATGTCAGATAATAACGAGTCACGCCCATCGCAAGACCAACCCGATAAAGATACTACAGGATACCCGCAACTTGCAAGGGTAGTAGGTCATATTGATAACACATACAATGGTAAAATTCAAGTTGAATTATTAAGAACATCTGGTAACACTATCAGCGAAAGCCAAGTGCAGACTGTTAAAATGATAAGCCCTTTCTTTGGCTTTACTAGCAACGACTACCTAACTGATAATGAAGATTTTAACGGAACACAAAAGTCATACGGCATGTGGATGATTCCACCAGACGTAGGATCCATTGTAGTTGTAATTTTTATTAATGGAAACTCTAAAGACGGATACTGGATTGGTGGTGTGCCGATGGGGGACATGAATTTTATGACTCCGGGACTTGCCGCAACTTCTTTTAATATTGAAGGCACAGCAGAACGTGTTCCTGTTGGGGAATTTAACAAAACGTTAAATCCTAACCCCGGAACAGATACCACTCGTGTTCCAAAACCAGAACATCCACTTGCTAAACTATTAGATAGTCAAGGCCTCCTTAAAGACGACACTAGGGGAATTACAACTAGTAGTGCAAGAAGAGAAGCACCAAGCATGGTATTTGGTATTAGCACTCCCGGCCCCCTTGACAAACAAGATGGTGCTCCTCGAGGAAAGATGGGAACTAAAGAGTCATCAGCAAACGTTCCAGTTAGTCGCCTTGGCGGAACAACATTTGTAATGGATGACGGTGACGACAAGTATCTACGTAAAACTCCGCCCGGTGGTGAGAAGCAAGGTCCTCCAGAATATGTTAGTGTTGAAGATGATGGTCCTGCAGGAGCTGAAGTAACTATACCGCACAATGAACTAGTGCGTATTAGAACCAGAACTGGGCATCAGATATTAATGCATAATAGCGAAGATTTAATTTACATTACTAACAGTCGAGGCACTGCTTGGATTGAATTAACAAGTAACGGTAAAATTGATATCTATGCTAAAGATAGTGTAAGTGTTCACAGCGAAAATGACATTAACTTTACAGCCAAACGAGATATTAACTTTACAGCTGGCGGCAATGTTAATATAAATGCAGTAACAAATTTTAATGCTACCGCTGGAGCAAATTACGAAATTAAAGCAGGTGCAGACGGCAAGTTAACCGCCGGCGGGACTAGTCATATCAATGCAGGCGCAGAGCATAGAGAAACTGCCGGAACAATCAACATGAACGGCCCTGGCGCTGCAACGGCAGCTACTGCTCCTAAAGCAGCTAGAGTCCCGCAAACAGAGCCGTGGAAACATCACGAACATTTAAATCCAGCAGAATATGTGCCAGCAAAAACAATAGCTGGCACCGCAGAGCCGGCAGCACCAGCATACTTTGAAAAGTATACAACGGCTAAAGATACCTTTGACAGGCCACCAGCACCTGCCACAGAAGAAGAACAACAGGAGGCAGGTGAATAATGAGTTCAAACGCTAATTTATATAATAAAGTGGTGCTAAAAGCGCCTCGACAAGAGTCTGCATTAGGTCCTAAAACTTACAAGGGTTTTAGCACTATTAATTCAGAAACAGAAAATTTTCACTTATTTGATCTTGAATTAATCAAGCAAGATATTATAAATCATTTTCACATACGTCAGGGAGAACGTCTAATGAATCCGTCATTCGGCACAATTATTTGGGACGTTTTATTTGAGCCGCTAACGGATCAAGTTAAGAATTTAATTACACAGAATGTAAACAGCATCATGAATTCAGACCCTAGAGTGGTTGCTGATCAGATATCTGTAACACAGTATGAAAGCGGGATTCAAATTCAATGTCACTTAACATACCTGCCCTACAACGTCTCGCAGACTATGCAATTGAAGTTTGATCAAGCAAATGGCCTGCTTGCACAATAATGTATGTAGATAATTTTAACCAATAAATACAAGATATAGGATGAATCATGAGCGCAACAGATAGACAAAATAGACTTCTTGTAGCAGAAGACTGGAAGAAGATTTACCAAACCTTCCGTAATGCGGACTTCCAAAGTTACGACTTTGAGAACTTACGCCGCACTATGATTAATTATTTGCGTCAAAATTATCCTGAAGATTTTAACGATTATATTGAGTCTAGCGAATACCTTGCCCTAATTGACATGATTGCATTCTTGGGCCAAAGCATAGCTTTCCGCGTGGATTTAAATGCTCGTGAAAACTTCCTAGAGCTAGCAGAGCGCCGCGAAAGTGTTCTACGTCTAGCACGTATGCTTTCATATAACGCCAAGCGTAATGTTCCTGCAAACGGTTTACTAAAATTTAGCGCAATCCAAACAACACAGACTATTTTAGATAGTAATGGTCGAAATTTAGCCAATCAAAATATTATTTGGAATGACCCTGCCAACTCATCATGGTATGACCAGTTTATTAGAGTTGTTAACGCTGCAATCCCAGCTGCTCGACAGTTTGGTAATCCAGACGACAGTGCAACAATTTACGGAATTCCAACAGAACAGTATCGCTTCGAGTCAGTTAATACTGATATCCCAGTCTATTCTTTTAGCAAGACTGTAGACGGCCGTTCGATGACATTTGAAATTGTTAGCACTAGTTTTGCCGGCGAGAGCTTTGTGTATGAAGAGCCACCAAAAATTGGAAACAAGCCAGCATTCATTTACAGGGACGACGGCAAAGGTTATGCATCAGCCAGCTCCGGCTTTTTTATGCATTTCCGCCAAGGCACATTAAACACTGGATCCTTTGCAATTACTCAACCTAGTAGTAATGAATCAGTTGACATCGATGCTACCAATATTAATAATGACGACGTCTGGTTATATAGACTAAGTCAAGACGGCCTAGAGTCAGAAGAGTGGGTAAAAGTTCCTAGCTTTGAGGGCAACAATATCATTTATAACAGTTTGAATAAAGGCATTCGTAATATCTACGGAGTAGTGACTCGAGCAGGAGACCGAGTGAGCTTAGTTTTCAGCGATGGCACTTTTGGAACTTTACCGCTTGGAACATTCCGTGCTTACTACAGAACTAGCAATGCGTTAACATACACTATTAACCCTAAAGACATGCGAGGAATTACAATTTCAATTCCTTATACGTCTAGTCTTGGACAAGTTGAAACCGCTACTATTACATTAACACTGCCTAGCTCTGTTGCAAACGCCACCGCAGCAGAATCAAATACTAGCATTAAAACAAATGCTCCACAGAATTATTATACACAAAATCGTATGATTACCGGCGAGGATTATAATATTAGTCCTTTATCAACAAGCCAAGAAGTTGCAAAAATTAAAGCAGTAAACAGAACTAGTTCGGGTATTAGTCGATATTTTGATCTTGTAGATCCTACAGGAAAATATTCTAGCACAAACTTATTTGCAGACGATGGTGTATTATATCAAGAGCAATATACTGATAAGTTCCGTTTTAGTTACGTTACTAAAACTGATATTGAAGGCGCAATTTATAANAGCATCTTTGATATTTTAAAACGCCCAAGTTTAAGAAATTACTACTATACAAAGTTTTTAAAACTAGCAACGTCTAGTTTAAACATTGCATGGTTTAACAAAACAACTGATGCAGGAATGGCAACTGGCTATATTGGTGATGCTGACGCTCCTACAGTTACTTACAAAGTTGGTCAATACACCTCAACTGATTTAAAATATATTGAAGCAGGTTCATTGGTTAAGTTTTTAGCCCCTACTGGGTTTTACTTTGATACAAACAACAATAACTCCTTAGTGGCAGGAACTCCTTCTACAATCGGATCAACTAGTTACATCTGGGCAGAGATTGTTTCAGTTAGCGGTGACGGAACAGCTAACGGCACCGGCCTGCTGTCAACTGGCTTTGGCCCAATAAAATTAAATGTTGTAATACCGTCAAGAGCAACAGTGTCACAAATTATCCCTAAGTGGAGAACTGTTATTTCTAGTTCTGTTATCACTACAATGATTGATTTAATCTTTGCAAATAAGCCTTTTGGATTGCGTTACGAAACTACTACAAAGACATGGCAAATTATATTTGAGTCTAATTTAGATTCTAAAAATAATTTTAGCTTAGGTAAACAAGGTGATGTTTCAAACCAACAACTTGACTCAAGTTGGATGTTGTTGTTTACTACAGATAATGAATTTTATACAGTAACTAGCAGAGAACAACAGTATATTTTTGAAAGCGACAAGCAAGTTAGATTCTATTTTGACAGCACAAATAAGATTTACGATAGTAAGTCAAACGCTATTGTTAAAGACAATATTAAAGTATTGAATATTAACACACTGCCAGCATCTACTAGTGCATACACTAATGACCTAGTGTGGGATATTGTTTCTGAGTTTAGAGGCTTAGACGGTTATGTTGACAATAAGAAAATTCTTGTCACGTTTGCTGATCCTGACGATAACGGGGTAGTAAATGATCCTGATAGTTTTGTTAATATTGTTGGACCACTAACCGGTGACTTATTGACAAAATATATTATATTAGAGCGATACGAAGTTGCACTAGGACAGGAAGATTATCAGTATATTAATAACGATTCTGATATTGTAAAAATTCTAGCAAGTCAAGACGACTTAGGATCTTACCTAAATGAAATTGACGGGCAGTATTATTATTTCATAGATACCGGTGTTGTTAAGCAATTAAACAAAACAACATCTACATTAAAAGTGTCTTTAGATTACAAAGTATTTTTAGGTCGCGACAAGTTAAAATTCCAATATATTCATAATGCAGATTACGAGTCAAGAATTGATCCAGGATCAAGTAATATTATTGATGTGTTTATTTTATCTAAGACATATGATACACAATTTAGACAGTATCTATCTGGCGCACGTAAGACAGAGCCGCTACCACCAAGTAGTGATGCGCTATATACTACACTAGCACCAAACTTAAATGTTATTAAATCAATCAGCGACGAGATCATTTACCATCCTGTCAAATATAAAATATTGTTTGGCGCCAATGCTACTAGCGATTTGCAAGCAACATTTAAGGCTGTTAAAAATTCTACTCAAGTTATATCTGACAATGATATTAAGTCACAAGTATTACAAGCAATGAATCAATTCTTTGTATTAGAGAACTGGGACTTTGGCGATACATTCTACTTCTCAGAAATGTCAACTTATGTTATGAACCAACTTGCTCCAAACATTACTAACTTTGTAATTGTTCCTAAAGCAAACGGTTTAAACTTTGGTAGCTTATTTGAGATTAAAGCAAATAGCGACGAGTTATTTGTCAACGGTGCATCTGTTGACGACATTGAAGTTATAACTGGTATAACCGCAAGCACAATTAAAGCAATTAGTTCAACTACTGTTACTAGTAACGTAGTGGGGCAACAATCAATCACAAGTAATTAAACGGGATAACAATGGCTGATAATATCAATCCAAACGACGACGGCATTTCTAACTTCCTTCCTAGATTTTATAGATCTGATGCGAACAAGAAATTCTTGCAGGCCACTATTGAACAACTAGTTAAGCCCGGCACAGTTAAAAAGATTAATGGCTATATTGGTAAAAAGAATGCCAAGGCAACAACCGGCGACGATATTTTTGTTTCTGCTCCTACTGATAGCAGAGCCAACTATCAGTTAGAACCTAGTATTAGCATTGAAGATACATTAGGTAATACTGAATTCTTTAA